ATCAGAATCCTAAAGGTGGATTAAACAAAGCAGGTAGAGAATACTTCAAAAGGAAAGAAGGGGCTAATCTAAAACCACCTGTTAAAGATACACCAAAAAAAGATAGCAAACGATTTAGACGTAAAGTTAGCTTTGCAGCTAGATTTGCAGGAATGAAAGGCCCAATGAAAGATAGCAAAGGCAGACCAACAAGAAAAGCACTTGCCTTAAAAGCTTGGGGTTTTGGTTCTGTAGAAGCGGCAAGAAACTTTGCAAACAGGCACAAGAAATCATGAAGTGGTTAGATAAAATTATTTTTAAAATTAAGGTATTCTTTGTAGAACTTAAAAACAAAAGGAATAACAATGGCTAAACAAGGACTATATGCTAACATTAATGCCAGAAAGAAAAAAGGCATTTCAAGACCAAAATCAAAATCAACAATATCTCCTAAAGCTTACAAAGCTATGAAAGCTGGATTTAAGAAGAAAGGATAATTATGGTTGCAAAGTTAGGCACAGGACAAAGATTCAAAGCTTTAACTGCTAAGCTTAAAAAACAAGGGGTGAAAGATCCCAAAGCACTCGCTGCTGCTATTGGAAGAAAAAAATATGGCAAAAAAAAGTTTCAAGCTATGGCAGCTAAAGGTAGAAAAAAAGCTTAAATAAACTATACAATAACCATGTCATTTATAGACACATTATCCATTAAGGATCGTAATAGATTACGTGCAATAGTTAAAAAGGTTCATCTTTCGTACTACCCAACAGATATGATTAATAACTATGAAGCTGATAAGCTTATAGATTCTTTTGGTGAACAAACTGTCTATGAATTACTTAAAGCAAACATAGATAGTAAAAACATTGACTGATTTTAAATATAAACCAGACGGACAGGTTTTAAAAAATTTTATGAAATCTGAAGCTTTCTTCAGAGGATTAAGAGGGCCTGTTGGATCTGGTAAATCTGTTGCTTGTTGTGTAGAAATTTTTAGAAGATGTTTATCTCAGAAAAAAGGTAATGATGGTAAACGTAAATCTAGATGGGCAGTAATAAGAAATACAAACCCACAACTCAAAACAACTACAATTAAAACTTGGATTGATTGGTTTCCTGAAGGTACATGGGGAAACTTTGCTTGGTCTGTACCTTATACCCATAGATTATATTTTGGAGATGTAGAAGCTGAAATAATATTTTTAGCACTTGATAGACCAGAAGATGTTAAAAAATTATTATCTTTAGAACTTACAGGTGTATGGGTTAATGAAGCTAGAGAAATACCTAAATCTATTATTGATGCTTGTACAATGAGGGTAGGAAGATACCCATCTATGAAAGATGGTGGTGCATCATGGTATGGTGTTATCTGTGATACCAACGCACCTGAAGAAGATCATTGGTGGCCTATTATGGCAGGTGATGTTCCTACACCAGATCATTTATCTAGAGAAGAAGCATTAATGCTAGTCAAACCTGATAACTGGGATTTTTTTACACAGCCACCTGCATTAACACCTATTATGGATGGAGATATGGTTGTTGGTTATGAAGGTAATCAATTAGCAGAAAACAAAAAATATATAACAGAAAATTATTATAATAATATTATTAGAGGTAAAACCAAAGGATGGATAGATGTTTATGTATTAAATAAACTAGGATCTATTGAAGAAGGTAAACCTGTTTATATGAACTTCAAAGAAGAAACTCATATTGCAAAAGATAAATTAGAAATAAATAAAAACCTACCAATCTATTGTGGTATTGACTTTGGTTTAACACCTGCTGCTGTATTTGGTCAGAAAACAGTATTAGGTAAATGGAATATTATAGCTGAGTTAGTTTGTTTTGATATGGGTGTAACTAGATTCTCAGAATTACTTAGATCTGAAATTGCTAAACTATTTGCTGGAATGGAAATGAATATGTATGGTGATCCTGCTGGAGATTTTAGATCTCAAACAGATGAACGTACTCCATTTCAAATACTAAGGCAATATGGTCTTGCTGCTAAACCTGCACCATCTAATGACGTTGCATTAAGAATAGAAGCAGTAGATGCAGCACTAACTAGAATGATAGATGGTAAAGCTGCATTTCAAGTTGATAAGAGTTGTTTAAATTTAAAAAAAGGATTTAATGGTGGTTATCATTATAGACGATTACAAACATCTGGTGATCGTTATGATGAAAAACCAAACAAAAATAGATACTCTCACGTACATGATGCTTTACAATATCTTATGATTGGTGCTGGTGAAGGTAGAGCAATACTATCTGGTAAGACACAAGCTAAACCAACAGTTGCTAAAAAAGAATGGGATATATTTAGCAAACACAAGAAAGGTAAACGTAAACAATGGAATATATTCAGAAGGAATATTTAATATATTTTTACGAAGATAACTCTTTGCCTAGACATTGGCTAGTAGATTTTTTTTGTAGAAAACCTAGATTTAAACATGTTGGGGCTTGGGGTTATAATACTAACATAGATCAATGGTTTGGATTAGAATATAGCCACAAAGGTATTATCCATCAATTTTTTACTAAACAAGAAATGGAAGATATATTTGCATACTTTGCTAAAAATAATTTTCCTATACTCAGAGTACCTGTAAAACCTAGATGGAAACTTATATGGATTAAAGAACATACTTGTGTTAGCTTTATTATGAGATTAATTGGATATGAGAATTGGTTTGTATGGACACCATATCAATTATATTGTGCGTTGAAAAAAAAAGGAATAAAGTCATTTTGGGAAACTAATTAAGGAATTACTATGGGAAACCCGTTTAAAAAACCATCACCACCACCGCCAGATCCAGAACTGGAAAAAAGACTTGCTGAAGAAAAAGCTGCAGCAGAAGCTGAAAAATTAGCGGCTGAACAAGAAGCATCTAGATTTGAATCTAGAAAACGTAGAGGTTTAATTGGATCAAGATCTTTATTTGGTAGAGCAGGTGGTAGAGGTTATTTTGATACAGCAGAATAAGGAGTTAATATGGCAATAAAAGCACAGAAAACTAATGGTAGTTTATTTGAAAGAAAAGCGCCACCTGTATATGAACAAGAAACAGTTGATAAAATGAAACAAGTATTAACTGGTAAAATAACTGGTGGTAGAGCAAATGAAATTCGTAAAATGTTTATGGATGAGTTTGGTGCAGATGCTTTGACTATTCTTAAAAAAGAATTAAAAATGAAATAATGGCATACGTTAATTTAAACGATACACCATCACATCAATCTGATGACACACAAGTTTCTGCATTTTTAAAAAAGTTTGCTAGAGCACAAGGTGTTAAAGATCATTGGAAAGATAAGTTTGAAGAAGCTTATGAATACTGTTTACCTCAAAGAGAGTCTTTCTATGATGAGTCTATGGGTGAAAGCAGAAATGATAAAATTTTTGATGAAACTGCTGTAGTTGGTGTACAGGAATTTGCTTCTAGATTACAAGCAGGTATTGTTCCAACGTTTGCTAGATGGGCAGACTTTCAAGCTGGATCTGAAATACCTGATGAACAGAAAGCACAAGTTAATTCACAGTTAGATGAAATAACTAATTATGTTTTTGAACTTTTACAAAATTCTAATTTTAATCAAGAAATCCATGAATCTTTTATGGATCTTGCAATTGGTACAGGCGTTCTCCTTGTTGAAGAAGGTGATGCTATTAATCCTATTAAGTTTACTGCTGTTCCTTTACCAAGAGTATCTTTACTATCTGGATCTGATAATAGAATAGATACTATCTTTAGAACTAGATATGTTTCTCCTGATGAAATAAAAATTATTTATCCTAAAGCAACATTACCAGAAAACTTTGATGTATTAACTTTAAATAAAAATAATAGACGTTTTAAAATTATTGAAGGAGTTTACAGACTTTATGATAAACCAAATCAAGAAAGATATAAATACTGTGTTGTTATTGAAGAACTTAAAACAATTATTTACGAAGAAGAATTAAAAGGTGAAGGTTCTAATCCATATTTAATATTTAGATGGAATAAAGCATCAGGCGAAGTATATGGTAGAGGCCCAGTATTTAATGCCATGGGTGCTATTAAAACTTGTAACTTAACTATAGAATTAATTTTAGAAAATGCTCAAATGAATATTTCTGGAGTATATACTTTTGAAGATGATGGAGTAATTAATCCTGAAAATATTTCACTTGTTCCAGGGTCATTAATTCCTGTTGCGCCTGGGTCAAGAGGTTTACAACCAATTAATGGTGCTGGTAATTTTGATGTTGCACAACTTGTTTTACAAGACATGAGAGCAAATATTAAAAAAGCTTTATACATGGAAACATTAGGCAGACCAGAAGGTACTCCTATGACAGCTACAGAAGTTTCTGAAAGAATGGCTGATTTATCTAGACAGATTGGATCTTCGTTTGGTAGATTACAATCTGAATTAATTTATCCATTACTTAGAAGAATAATTAAAATATTATCTAAACAAGGTAGAATTGATATACCAAAAATTAATGGTAGAGAAGTTAAAGTTGTTGCTAGATCTCCATTAGCAAAAGCACAACACTTACAAGATGTTGCTGATGTTAATAGATTTAATCAAATTATTGCTGCTACATTTGGCCCTCAAATGATCAACTTAATTGTAGATCAAAATGAAACTGCCAGATACATTGCTGAAAAAATGAATCTTCCTGAAAAGTTAATAAGAGATAGAGAGGAACAACAGCAACTTGTAAATCAAATATCTAACTTACAACAATCACCAACTGGAAGTCCAAATGACATGGAACAATCTTAATAATCCTAAAGAACCTAAACGAGTTAGTATTGATGGATATATTAGAACACCAGAGCAAGAGAAGTTATTAAACGAAGCTTTTGCTACTTTGTTCTCTACTGAGAATGGAGATAAAATTTTAAAATACCTTTCGTCTATAACACAAGACATGGTAGCTGGGCCTAATATGGACACCAATGCTCTTTGGCATTTAGAAGGCCAAAGGTTTCTTGTAGGTATAATTAAAACACGAACAGAAAAAGGAAAAAAGAATGAGTAACGAAAACTTAGATACTACAACACAAGTTGTACCTGAAACAGCAACACCTAATGAAAGTGCTGCTGCAGAATCTAGCAGACCAGATTTTATACAAGAAAAGTTTTGGGATGCTGATAAAAACGAACCTAACTTAGAAGCGTTAGCTACAAGTTATAATTCATTAGAAAAAAAACTAGGATCTAGAACTGATGAGTTATCTAAACAAGTTAGAGAAGATATTGAAAAAGAAAAAGCAGCTAATACACCTGAAGCTTATGAACTTAACATTAGTGAACTTCCTGAAAATGTAACTCTTGATGTATCTGATGATATGCCAATAGTACAATGGTGGAAAGAAACAGCTAAGTCAAATGGATTATCACAAGAACAATTTGATCAAGGTGTTAAAATGTTTGTTGAAAATGCAGTTGGTGCATTACCTGATGCTAATGAAGAAATGAATAAGTTAGGTGATAATGCTAGAGAAAGAGTTGAAGCAGCAGAACTATGGTCAAAGAAAAATCTTTCACCAGAAGCTTATTCAGCGTTTTCTAGTTTGGCAGTTACTGCTGAAGGCGTACAAGCTATTGAAGAAATAATGAAACTTAATCAAAGTGCAGTAATGCCTTCTAATCCTACTCAAATAGATGTTGCTCCAAATGTAGATGATCTTAGATCTATGATGAACGATCCTAGATATTGGGATTCTGCTAGACGAGATCAATCATATGTTGATAGAGTAAGTAGATTGTTTGAACAAGCTTATGCGTCAAAAAATAAAAAAGTTTAATTATAAAAAGCTTAACAAAGAACTGCATTGGATTGATGCAGTAAGTAAAACTGGTTGGTGTTCTCTAGAAGATATGGAGAGCACTTCTCCAGCTAAAGTAGTTACTACTAATATGTGGATATACAAAGAAACCGATAAGTATATCACATTATTTGGTACGTATTCAATGGACAGAGATGGCACAATTGAATTTGGTGATATTATAACTATTCCCAAAAAATGGATGTAATGTGCGTTGTTTTTCTAATTAAATAATATCATTATTATTGCACGACCTAAAAAAGTTATCTAGCCCTCTGGACAACTAGACAATGCTTTTAAAGACAATCGTATTTGTAATTAAATAAACTTGAATAATAAAAAAGGAGCTTATAATGGCAACTTCAATTACTAATGCGTTTATTACTCAGTTTGAAAGCGAAGTCCACATGGCTTACCAAAGAATGGGATCTAAGCTTAAAAACATTGTAAGAAACGTAAATAATGTTCAAGGAAATACAGTAAAGTTTCAGAAAGTAGCAAAAGGTTCTGCAAACACTAAAGCAAGACATGCTGAAGTAGTTGCAATGAATTTATCACACAGTAACGTATCTGCTACATTAACTGACTACTATGCTGCTGATTTCGTTGACAAACTAGACGAACTAAAAACTAACATTGACGAAAGACAAGTAGTTTCTCAATCTACTGCTTACGCTTTAGGTAGAAAAACAGACGACATTATTAGAGATGTAATGGATGCTGGTACTGCTTTCGCAAACAATGTTAACTCAGACGCATCAACTGGTATGTCTTTAGTTAAAGCAAAGAACATGATGGAAACTTTCAACGGGAATGATGTTCCTGATGATGGTCAAAGATACTGGGTAGTAGGGCCTAAACAATGGTCTGACCTATTAGGTATTGATCAGTTCACTAGACTAGAGTACGTAGGCCAAGATGAATTACCATTCAAAGGCGGCATGACTGCTAAAAGATGGTTAGGATTCTTATGGTTCGTACATTCTGGTTTAACAACTGCTTCTAGCGACAGATATACACTAGCGTTCCACAAATCTTCTGTGGGATTAGGTGTTGGTTCTGATGTTAAAACTGAAGTAAACTACATTCCTGAAAAGGTATCTCACTTAATAACTTCTCACCTATCTTTAGGTGCGACTATTATTGATGATGATGGTATCAGAGTTCAGAAGTGTGCTGAATAATAAAGGAGAATAAACATGGCTTACGAAACTTCAAACCCAATCAAAAAGATTGCTGAAGCTGGTGGTAACTCTGTATTCTTCTATACAGATGGAGATGCGATTGCTACAATCGCTGCTTCTGGTTACTTCAACTCAGCAACTAATGAACTGAAGGAAAATGATATTATCCTTGCTGTAGGTTCTAATGGTGGTACTCAAACAGTAGATATCTTAGTTGTATCTTCTGCAACAGGTGCTGCTACAGTAACTGTAGTAAACGGATCATAATCATTTTGATTCTTTGGGGGCAGGGTAACTTGCCCCCATACTAAATATTATGGCAACTACAAAGATTGATATATGTGCAAGAGCCCTAGTAATGATGGGCGCACAACCTATTTCATCATTTGATGATGGATCTACTGAAGCTTTAGTTGCGTCTAATATTTACGAAGATATTGTTCAATCTGCTTTATGTAAACACAGATGGAACTTTGCTACAACCCAAAAACAATTATCTTTACTTTCTGATGTTCCTGCTGGTAAATATGATTATGCGTATCAAATACCAACGGATCCTGAAGCTTTGCAAATCATTAGCATTAGTGTCAATGATAGCATTATTCCATATGATCGTTATAAAAATTATATTTATGTAGATGCATATGGTTCTGGTAATTCATTAATTATGGATTACATTTACAGAGTAGAAGAAGCTTACTTCCCACCATATTTTAGAACTGCGTTAGAATATGAATTAGCATCTATATTTTCTGGTTCAGTTGCTAGAGATGCTAGTATGATAAATCAATTTAATGCTTTAGCTGAAAGACAATATCTTAGAGCAAAACATATTGATTCTTCTGAAGCAACTAATAAAAAATTAGAAGTCAAACGTTTTGTTAATGTTAGACAAAACACTAGATTTGAATCATAGATGAATGGCAAGAGTATTACGTCAAACACAAACAAACTTTTCAGCAGGGGAAATTAATCCCTTATTAGCTACACGTACAGATTCTAAAGCTTATTATGAAGGTGCTAAACAATTAAGAAACTTTGCTTTATTAGCAGAAGGTGGTGCTATGCGTAGAGCAGGTACTGAATATAAACAATCTTTAACAGGTGCTACAAGAATTATACCATTTGTATTTTCTGAAGATGAAATAGCTATATTAGCTTTATCTAATGGTAGGTTAGATGTGTATGATCCTACTGATGGATCTTTAATTGATGGTAATATAACTACTAATTGTAATTGGACAGAAGCACAATTATTTCAATTAAACTATACTCAGTTTGGAGATACAGTATTTATTACACATAGAGATAATCCAATAAGAAGAATATTTAGAAATTCAGCTACATCATTTGAAGTTAAAACATTTGCATTTGCAACAGACGAAGATATTGTTGTTTCTGGTGCATATAAAACTCATGCTCCATTTTATAAATATGAAGCAGCAGACACTACATTAACATTAAGTACAGACGCAACAGGTACAGGAAGAACAGTAACATCTAGTGTTGGTTTTTTTACTTCTGATTATGTTGGTACATATTTAAAAGTTGATGGTAAACAATTAAAAATTACAGGATATACAAGTTCTACTGTTGTTACAGCTACAATTATTGAAGCGGGTATTGCTGGTACTGGCCCACATTATGATTGGGAAGAAGAAACAATTTCAGTTGTAAGAGGTTACCCACAAGCTGTATGTTTCCATGATAATCGTTTATGGTTTGGTGGATTAAAATCTAGACCTGCTGGATTATTAGGTTCTCATATATCAGAGTATTTTGATTTTGATGTACACGACTCTGGTGCTGATGATGCTCTTGATTTAGATTTATCTGGAGATCAAGTAAATGAAATAAGACATTTAGTTTCATCAAAAGAATTACAAGTATTTACAGATGGTGGTGAATTTTATATTCCACAATCTTCTGATACTTCTGCTATTACACCATCTAATATTACTGTAAGACAACAAACATCATATGGATGTAATAGAACTAGACCATTGTTATTTGATCAAGCAACAATGTTTACTCAAAAAAATGGATTAACAATTAGAGAATTTATTTATTCTGATATTGAAGGTGGTTATAAATCTACAGCTATATCTATTTTAGCTGCACATCTTATTGATAGTCCAAAACAAGTAACAGTATTACGTGGTAATTTTGTAAGACCAGAGCAATATGGATTTTTTTTAAATAGTGGATCTACACATGGTGGTAAATTAGCTGTGTTTCATTCTGTAAGAGATGAAAAAATAGCTGGATGGACTTTGTGGAGTACAAAAGAAAATGATGAATTTTATTCTATAGCTGCAATAAATGAATATTTATATGCAGTTGTTAAACGTACATTAAATGGATCTACTGTTTATTCATTAGAAAAATTTGGTGATGATGATAGTACAACATTAGATTGTCAAACTACAACTACTTTAAATCAACGAGGAACACCTTTAGTTAATGGTGGTTCTCAAACTGGATCTGTTTTAAATGTAGATGGATTAACATCTGATCCACAAATTAATGAAGTATTTACAATAGATGCAGACAGTACGGAATATACTATTACTGCTGTAACTAATAATGGATCTGGTAGTTATGCAATTACATTAGATCAAAACCTAGTTTCTACCCCTGCTGATAATGCTG